TACGTAGCAACTGCTGTAGCAACAGCGACATCATTATTACCGGCTGTAAAAGCTTTAAAAAACCAAATTAAACTATTAACTTCTAAAAAAGTATTCACTGAGTAATGCCATACGTTAATATACCAGAATCGAAAGTTACTGAAGGGATTGCTAAACTTGTTGGCGAACTCCAAGGACAGCTTAGTGATAAAGTTTACGCATTAGTAAACGACACTATACAGAAGGTTAGACGAGAAGCATGCCCTAGTTTACCGTCAACACAAAGACTAGTTCAGAAAGTAAACGCTGTAAGCGGTAATATAAACAGTATATCTAGAAGGGTAAATAAGTTTAAAAAACTTGCTTCTACTATTTTAACCGTCGCCCAAACTATACAAACAGTAGTTAGGTTGATTAAACTTTTACCAGTTCCACAATCAGTACCACCTGGGTTTGGATTACCTGTTGGATTTTCATCTGTTCAAGGAGATTTACTACATGCTGCAAAAGAAAAAATAAAACAATCTAAAGACGATGCTGCAGGAATACTTGCAGTTGTTCAAACACCTCAGGTAAATTTACAAATGTACGGTAGAATACTTAGTAGAGTGTCGACAGTACTTAACGGATGTAGATTAGAAGGAGTTTTAAGAAGAGAAGTACTTAGAGGTAATTTAAGAGAACAAACGTTAAAAGATTTAAATATTATAGACAGGGATGGACAATATATTTTTTCTAATATAGGTGCTAATTTATTTGAAAGTTTAGAGTTTGATAGAAGTGGTAATTTAAGAGACTATAACAGATACACAGAAAACAAGTTAAACAGAGACGAAGTACAAAGTAATGCTGATAATAATCTTTTATCCGCACTAACTACTTTAAACGGCACATCGCAAATATCTGATGATGTCAAATCTGTTATTAAAGAATTTTTAGACACAGTAAAAACAACACCAGATGTAGAGAAAAAAGATAACCCAGATTTATCCTATACTGCACCAAACGGAGAGGTGTTTGAATTAGCAATTGAAATTGACCCTACTTCACCTTCTATCGCACCAAGAAGGTTTGCAATAGCAAAAAATAAATTAGGTGCAACAGTTCTAAAAGGACCAAAATCATTTAGTTCATCAACTAAAGTACTTTTAGATGAATTAAAATTCAGATTAGATAATCAACTTTCTTAACCAAACTATTTATATATATGAAACTCGATCAACTTAGAAAAATTATAAGAGAAGAAGTGAGAGCTGCAGTTAAGGAGGAGTTACAAGAAGTAATGAATGAAGCAGTTAAGTATGCTTCGACTCCAACTAAAATGCAGGAAGTACCTAAATACCAACCTAAAAAATGGTCTATAGGTAAAAGTGCAACTTTAGACGAAATGCTGCAACAAACTGCCAACACAATGAGCGGTGATGACGCTAGAAATTTTGCAAATGCAGGACAGGTTACTAAACCAAATTTTGCAAAATCTATGGCCGGTAGTATGGGATTGACAGAAAATTCTGGACCAATGCCCGGTATTGACATAACTAAATTAGACTTTGTTTCGAAAGCTAAAGCCGTTTTTGATGCATCTATGAAAAAAGATAAAAGTAGAGGACTTTAATTATGCCATTTGAAGTAAAAAAGATTGACCCGTTAGATTTACAACCAAGAAAAGCTGTTGGTGTAAAACTACCATTTAGTGGTTTAGCTGTATTTAACTCAACATACACTACAGCAGACGCCATTAAAAACAATCTTATTAATTACTTTCTAACTGCAAAAGGTGAAAGATACCTAAACCCTTTATTTGGTAATGATTTACAAAATTTACTATTTGAAAACCTTACTCAAAACAAAGTAACACAAATAGATGCTATAATAAGAGCAGACCTAGAATTTTATTTTCCTAGAGTTGAAGTTGTAGAAATATCCACGACAGGTAACCCGGACACTAATTCAGTAGAATTTGCAATGTCTTACAAAGTTAAGGATACAAATATAGAAGATGAACTTTTAATAAATTTTGAACAGTAATGGCTGAGCAAAGAGACATAAAATACATTAATAGAGAGTTTTCTGACTTTAAGTCTCAGTTAATTGAATTCTCAAAACAGTACTTTCCGGACACTTATAATGATTTTTCCGCTACGTCCCCTGGGATGATGTTTATAGAAATGGCATCGTATCTCGGAGATGTATTATCATTTTACCAGGACACCCAACTACAGGAGACGTTTCTACAACATGCTCAAAACCCTGAAAATCTATATACCCTTGCTTATATGATGGGATATAGACCAAGAGTAACTACAGCATCTGAAGTTGATTTAGAACTAACACAATTAGTAGACCCAGTTTTAGGTAGTAACATACCGGACTATAATCAAGCACTTTTTATTTCTGGAGGTGCAATAGCTGGAGCTAACGATGCCGATAGTACAACATTTATAATAGACGATGCAATCGATTTTAGTTTTAGTAGTTCATTTGACCCAACTGAAGTAACTATAGAAACTATAGATTCGGACACTAATTTACCATCTCAGTTTAAACTTAAGAAGACTAGAAAAGCATATTCTGCAACTATCAATACCACTGAGTTTAATATTACCTCTGCAGAAAAATTTCAAACAATCACTATAGAGGATGAGGATATTATTAGAGTGTTAGATATAGTAGACAGTGATGGTAATATTTGGTACGAAGTACCTTATCTTGCACAAGATACCATATTTGTTGAACAAACCAATACCAATACATATAACGACTTAGTACAAAGCACACTACAGTTGCAAAGAGTACCTAGAAGATTTGTATCTAGATTTACATCAAAAGGTGTATTACAGGTGCAATTCGGTGCCGGAGTAGTTGATGCTAGAGATGATGAATTTTTACCAGACCCTACTACAATTGAAAAATTCACAACTGCATACCATGTTAATAAGTTAGACGTTGCATATGACCCTTCTAACGTGTTGTTTACTAGAACTTACGGATTAGCTCCTTCTAATACCACATTAACGGTAAGATACTTAACCGGAGGAGGAATCAGTTCAAACGTACCTGCAAATACGATTATCAACACAACTAATTTTGGCACATTAACTGCTACAGATCTTTCTAAACAAAGTACATTATCAGTTAACAACTCTAAAGCAGCATCAGGTGGAAAAGATGGTGATACAGCAGAAGAACTAAGACAAAACGCTTTAAGAGCATTTTCAGAACAACAAAGAACAGTAACCACTAATGACTACACAGTTAGAGCTTTATCAATGCCAACACAGTTTGGAGCTATTGCAAAAGCGTTTGTGACTAGAGAACAATTAGCTAATTCAGATAGAAGTGTTTTAGATAAAAACCCGCTAGCATTATCTTTATATGTTCTTTCCTATAATAATGAAGGTAAACTTCAAAATGCTCCAACATCACTTAAATCTAATTTAAAAAACTACCTATCACAGTATATGATGATAACAGATGCATTAGATATAAAAGATGCGTTTATTGTTAACATTGAAGTAAAGTACGAAGTACTCACCCTTCCTAATTACGCAGCAAGAGAAGTACTTACAAGATGTACTGATGAATTAAAAAAATATTTTGCTACAGCAAATAGAAATATTAACCAACCTATAAACCTGTCAGCAGTAGGTACCTTATTAGATAAAGTAAAAGGTGTACAAACGGTCAAAAGTATAAAGATATCAAACAAAGCAGGAGGTAACTACTCACAGTACGCATATGACACTGAGGGTGCAACTAAAGACGGAGTAGTGTACCCATCGTACGACCCGTGTATATTTGAGGTAAAATACCCAGATTTAGATATTAAAGGACGAGTAACAGCAATTTAAGATGGCAGTATATAGAATTTACCCTGAAAAAGACACGTATATAAACAGCACTCCTACAGTTGCTGGACTGTATGGAAATGCTGGTCTAGATGAAATACTTGAAATAGCAGGATACCCAGACCCAACTGATCCAGCTACAGGTAGATCTAATAGAACACTAATACAGTTTAGAACAGCTGACATAACAAATGCTGTAAATAATATTATTACAGGAAGTATTTCAGCTAGTATACACCTATCACTTGCTAATGCTAGTGAGTTACCATCTTCATATACAGTTGAAGCTTACCCTGTATCATCTTCATGGACTAATGGAACAGGTAGAGGTAACGATGCACCTGTAAATAGAACAGGTTGTAGTTGGAAGTACAAAGATGCAGGTACAACCGAATGGAGTACATTAGGAGGAGACTTTATTACATCATCAGTATCTGGTAGCGTGTTAAACGACCTAACTTCTAATCACGATTTAGATATAGATGTTTCTTCCATTGTTTCTTCTCACTACAGTGGTAGTTTAAGCAATAACGGTATACTTCTAAAGTTGGAAGATGCATATGAAAATTACACAACACAGTCTATCAGTCTAAAGTATTTTAGTAGTGATACTAATACAATTTTCCCTCCATATTTAGAGTTTAAATATAATGATACGGTATGGTCTAGTACTTTATCGCAACTAAGTACCGATGTAGCAACTATATCAATAAAGAACAACAAAGAAGTTTATTCTGAAAGTGACGTTGTAAAATTTAGAATTTCAGCAAGACCTAAATATCCAACCAGAACCTACACGACAGGTTCTATTTACTTAACCGAATACAAACTACCTCAAAACTCTTACTACGGAATTAAAGATGAATTTAGCGGAGAAATGATAGTTGATTTTGATCCTATATACACTAAAATTAGTGCAGATAACACCAGTAGTTACTTTAATATTTATATGGATTCTTTTCAGCCTGAAAGACATTATAGACTGTTAATCAAAAGTGTAATAAACGGAAGCACAACAGTATATGACAATAAAAACATCTTCAAAGTAGTAAGACATGGCTAACGAGGTAAAAATAAAAAAGACCGTATACAATAAGGAACAGTTTGAAAAAGTTGTAGATAATAACTTTACTACTTTTATACAACCTGTTGACGAGGATACAGAAATAGGAGTCTCAGAATTTTTTGAAAACTATAGAAGGTTATATTTTGAAATACCTTTAGAAGGAGACAATTCTCATACTACCTTAATTGAAGAGAGTTCTAAATTAGTAGAATTCGAAAGAGATACTGAAAATATTCAACCTTTGTTAGATGAAATAGCGAACTTACGAGAACAAAACAACAACCTTAATCAACAGGTTTTTGAATTAACCCAACAAACTGCAAACACTAATTAATAAGTGGCTAATTACAAATACAATATTAATGAACTAAATCCTTCGGTTGTCACCGGTGAATCTGGTATACCTGAAAAACAAAGTTCTATTGTTGATAAATTTGCGGTAAATAACCTATTTGTAAAAAGTTCAAGTAAACTAGAAATACATGTTTATTCTCTAGAGAACACACTTATAACATCTGACGGTAACTTTACAAAATACACCCAACTACTAAACTCAGCAGGAGCTGGTAAAGCAGGGGCATCAAACATTTATCTCGACCCTGTATTAGATGCAAAAGATTTAGGATTCGAAAGAGGGGATGTTAGGCTACTGTATAACTTTTTAGATAACTTATATTCTGATGCTAAAGTGGCATCTAAATTTTTTATCAAGGAAGTAAGTAGTGATAGAACAGAACTAAGGTTACTTACATTTGAACTACCTGATCAAACTTTAGTAGAAATTACAAGAGAGTTAAAATCTAAACTGTTAGATAACTCTTACTTTTCTGATTTTAAATTAAATTTTTCCAACAATAAATTAGTACCCGTTATTAATATAGATACTCTCACTGTTGACGGTGAAGTATCCGTTGTTGTAAAATTAGGTAAACCTCTACCACAAGAGTTTAACGTTAACTCGACACTGTATATTGAAGAACTTATCTCCGATAGTGTTTACTATGAAATACAGTCTGAAGTAGAGGACGATATAATTAAACTACCAGAACTAAAAGGCCCTAATTACTCTATTGAGGTTGAAGATGATAAAAACAACCCAACTGAATTTTTCACATATACAGACCTATTTAGTTACCCAGTTACTAATTCATACTATGAACTAAGAAGTTTATTTAACGAAAAAGGAGCTCAACTATCTATTGACCATAATAATTTTTCTAACTTTATACACTATAGTTCAGCTGAAGAAAGGTTAAGAAACTTTAAATACAAGTTAGATTTAATACACTCTTATGAAGAAAGTATACTTGCTATAGAATCTTCTTCCTATTCAGGCTCTGGTGTGTCAGGTAGTAAAGAGTATTATGAAGGGTTGATAAACGGCCTTGTTGATAATTTTGACCATTACGATAATTTTTTATATTTTGAAAGCGGTAGTAACTCTTGGCCTAAATCCAACACTACAAAACCCTATATAAACAGACCTAGTAGTCATGTTTCTGCATCTACATTTTTCAACGCACAAGTACTATCTGCATCAGATTACGACAATACAAATTTTGACATACTTACAAATACGATTCCTAAGTTCGTAAGAGAAGATTCAAATAACGAACCATATCTACTGTTTATACATATGATTGCTCAACATTTTGACAATCTATGGATATACTTTAAAGCAGTTGCTGACAAATACGACGGTGACAATAGGTTAGACTTTGGAGTTAGTAAAGATCTAGTAAAAGATGCAATAGAGAGTTTAGGAATAAAACTCTTTACAGGTAACCAAAATACCGATAATGTATTTGCACAATTTATTGGTGAAGGTATAGTTACTGGAAGTGAGTTAATCACTTCTATGTCTGTAGCTACTTCCGCTTCATACAATTCAGGTAGTACTGAGTTAGAATACCTACAACCGGTACCTAAAAATAACTACCAAAAAGAAGTACAAAAGAGATTATATCACAACCTTCCTTACCTACTTAAAACTAAAGGTACAGAGAGAGGATTAAGAGCGTTAATAAATTGCTACGGTTTACCTGATAACATACTTAGCATTAAACAGTATGGAGGAAATATAATTTCAAGTTCAACCTTCTTTGGACCTGAGTACTACACAACCACCGGAAGTACTGAAAAAATAAGATTAGATAATACAGGTAATAATGTCAGCGGCAGTACACTTTCTTTATACACTAGTATAGTTAATAAAGAGAAAAAATACACAGACGACACACACAGAATTGACGTAGGGTTCGATATATCAAGAGGTAGTAACGAATTTATAGATGCTACTATTTCAAGTAGTTTTGACATAGATGAATGGATTGGTGATCCTAGAGATATTTACTCTACTAAGTACGAAAGATTAGATAAAATTAGCCGTCTAGTTATGGCGGGTAGTTGGAACTGGGAAGACATAACCGATGAGTGGCAACTAGCTGATTTTAACTGGAACGATGTTTTAGTGTATGCTAGAAGTCCAAAAGGTTTTATACGGTTACTAAACTATTTTGATAGTTCCTTATTTCGAACACTAAAACAATTTCTACCTGCAAGAGCTAAAGTAAACACAGGTGCAATAATACAATCTCATAAGTTACATAGAAGTAAAGCACAGCAAGTAACAGCAACCTATACTCAGCCGGAATACTCTCAATCAATTTCTATCGGTACAGTTACAGGTAGTCAAGGAGGTACGTACGATCTATCTGCTAGTTTTAACTACACTACTAATTACGACCGTACAATTGTTACACCTCTTGGCCCAGCACCAAAACCAATTACTGATGAATCTCCTATGTACAATGGGGAGTTTAGTGGTTCGTTAGTAATCTCAACCGACGGAGAAGTTGGTGCCAAAAACCCTTTTGTTGATTTAGCACAACCTATTGTTACTTTTGATTTAACTTTATTTAACCTTTCTTTACCTTTACCTCCTGCATGTATTGTTGCTATATCAGCATCATACTTAGGAGAAATATACCATGCATTCTCTACAGGTTCTGAAGGAGATGCAATCTCGGGAAGTATTCAAGTAATATACCCTACCGTAGGTTCTCTATCAGATACTCAATTACACTTTACACATGATTTCGATGAGTATGAATACTTTACATTGGAGGCTAATGAGAACTATACTAGTGCATTTAAAGGATGGTACACTCAATTCCCTACAGGTAGTGTTGATAATAGAATTACAACAAACACAACCTTAACTATTTATCTAGAGAGTGAAGATACGTACGGAAATAACTATTACGCAGTTTTTGACCAATAATATATGACACTACAAGAATTTATAGAAACAAGACCTCAATCGTACGGTGCAGGAAATTTAAACCTACTTTACAGTAGTAGTGTTTCTGGCTCTAACGACGTTCCTATTCCTCCTTATCATATACAGGGTTTATCTATACCATTTTCTTCATTAAACGGAGTAAACATAGGAGCTGCATTAAGAGAAGTTGAAACATTTCGATTTGAGTACCCTACTGGTCAATTGTCTGCTAAAATAACAGGTAGACAGCAAAGAAACGAATACTATTATTTTACCGTTGAAGAAGTTATCACTAACACGTTACCGACAACAGTTGATTTTAGTGGTAACCCTCTTTATGAAAGTTCATCTGCAGTATTTGTACCTTTTGTTAGTTTAGGTTTTAATAACAGTGATTACAACCCTCTCAATAATAACTCAGAAGGAAGTAAAACCAACCCATATGCTCAAAAGGTAGATAGAAATACTAGCCAGTTTAACCCTACTAATCTTACTGCGATTAATGCCGGTACAGCAACTGATGCCGAACTACAAAAATGTTCGTATTCTAAAACCGGTATCATTAATAGTAGATACAATGGTAGTAAAGCAACTAAAGCTGGACCCATTCCACGGCAGTATAATAAACAGTTATTTACCGCAGAAGTAATAGCAAAAGCTATTCCTGCTAATGAACCTGCACAAACACTAGTTACGTTTCAAGGAAGTATTCATGCTGGTGATGCAGATACAACTGCAATTAAAAATATATTAAACGCTGATAGAGAAGTAGTTGAAATTTTATTCGATAGTGTTTTATCCGGTTCTCACCCTAATAAACTATTTCCTTCTTTCCCTAAAGTGGACAGTACAGTTTTTGAGTTAGACGGTAATAGAACATTCAAGCTTACAAATAGGAAAGTGTATTCAATAGACACTGACCTGGTATTTACAACAAATAATATTGGAACAGTAACATTAGTTGAATAAATAAACCTATACATATTTATAATAAACATTTAAAAACAAAATGGGATACTTAGATAATTCGATCGTGACGGTGGATGCGATCTTAACAAAAAAAGGGAGAGAGCTGTTAGCTAGAGGGGACGGTTCTTTTAAAATCACTCAATTTGCATTAGGCGATGACGAGATTGACTACACCTTATACAATCCATCACATCCCTCAGGTTCTGCTTTTTATGGAGAAGCTATCGAAAACATGCCGTTATTAGAAGCCTTTCCAGATGAAACACAAATCATGAAATACAAACTTACTACCTTACCTAGAGGTACTTCAAAACTACCAACGCTAGGAGGTGTGCCAAGTTCTTTAAACCTAAAACAAGGAGAGTCTATAGCTATTACTCCTCAAACGCTCAACTATTTAGGTGCAACTAATATTTTTGAAACAGATGGGTATACAGCAACAATTGCAGATGTGAGGGTACTTAACTCATATGCAGGGGTGGGTATAAACACGACTGAGGCAACAAGGTTAAATGAGGGTACTACAATAGGTACAAACGTATCTAAAACAGTAATTGGTACTTCGATAAACCTAACTGCCACAACAGTTAACACATTATTTGGTTCTAGAACTCAACTTAACACTACCCTAACGGTAATAGGTAGAGGTTCAGGAGCTAGATTAACAATACCAGTAACAATTTCTAAAACTAACTAATTATGTCATACAAAAGATTTGATAATGAAGACGTAGTAGTTAGTGCTGAGTCAGTAACTGCTCCAGTTTGGTCTGGTGATGCAACAACGTTAACATCATTTTTTACTTCCTCAACTCAAATTGGAGGTACATCAGCAGACTATTATTACGATATATACCAAACAGCATCAAATTTAGATACTGCTAGAGTACAGTTTTCTATTGCATATGCTGATAAAAAAGGAAGTGGTTCCCTATACTTTAACACATCTGTAACAAGTTCTTCACCATCAATGACTATTTACGGTCAGTATAGAAACCTCGTTTTAGGAGATGAAGAAACTGATTTTACTTTTGGAACAGTAACTTCTGAACATTTTTATGCTATTGCAATTGATAGAGCTAGATACAAGGAAGCATTATTACCGGGAACATTAGCTCTTACATTACATGTCTCAGCTAGTGGTCAGGAATTAAAACTAACAGACGCTAGTCAAGTTGTAACTACAACAACATTCTCAGATGCCGGTAGAGTGTACGAACTAGTTTCTGGTTCACTTGGTAGTGTGTACACTGGTTTAGATACTAATGGATACACACCTAATTCAGGTTCATACGGTAAACTACTTCCAGATATTGGAGTATTACTTATCAACGGTAACGCATTAGACGCACCTATTGCTTCTGGTGGATTAGCATTAAATATCAACAGATCAGCAAACACTGCAGGTGCTAACCCTGCAAAATTATACGATTTACTTTCATTGAGCGGTAGCTTTAGAATACAATCAGAAGAAACCATAACTTCTAACTTTGTATTTATGAGAGCTAGAAACAGTGAATTTAATTACTCAACTAACCCTTCTTTAATTACAGGTTCAGGAGAACTTAGACACAACGTAATGATTAATACACCTCAGTCGTATATTACAGCTGTTGGGTTGTATAATGATAACAATGATTTGTTAGCAGTAGCTAAATTATCTAGACCTCTATTAAAAGATTTCACCAAAGAAGCTTTAGTAAGAATAAAGCTTGACTATTAATGAATGAGTGCCTACAAGCAACTAAACCGTCAAGATGTATATGTATCAGATTATCAGGCTCAAAAATCATGGAGAGCTTCTGGTAGTCTGTTAGGTACATATGGTTTAGAAACTCTTAGAGGGTTTTCTGGTTCAACTCCTGGTTATCCTTACCCAAGTGATTATAGAAACTACAGGTATGAAAAACTAGTTTATAATAGTGTTAGACAAAACTATTTAGCGTTATCTAGTAGAGACCTAATTCCTGACACATCAGCTAGTTTTTCGAATGGGGACATATACTACACCGGTTCTCATAATGTAAGTTTTCAATCAACACTAACATTATCTCAGTCTAGAAAAGACACTTCAGAAGTTGGTATTATATCAATACCCAAAGATGTGTATGGTACCAAAATTGTACCCGGCACATTTGTAGCTCAACCTATTTTTGAAACTCAGGATAAATATAACACCGATGGGTATGTTTCTGATGAATGGACGGGTGAGAATCAATTTGTGCAGGATATAGAATACTGGTACAATTCTTCTAACTTAGATACAGGTAGCTACCTTTTAGAAGAAAGTGATTATGTAGATGAAATTACAATTGGAGAATATATAACTGCCAGTTTTGATTATCAGAGACCGGAAATAGTAGATGACGGTCAAGGCAGGTTAATAATATCAGGTGCTGGTACACCTTTTGCATTACCTGAACGTTTTGTTGGAGACATCATTTATAATCAAGGAAATGCTGTAATAACAGATCCAATAGTAGCTAGATATTATTCTACATACGCAAGATTAAATGTGCAATGGAAATCAAACCTACCTATTTATACATATAATGTACACTGTACAGTAAAAGAGTCTGAACTAAACCACACCTTTAACCCTACAGCATTATCTGGATCTGATAATACTGTTAGAAATAATATAACAGGTAGCGAGTTTAGACCTTATATAACAAGTATAGGTCTTTATAATGAAGCTAATGAATTAATAGCAGTTGCAAAAACAAACAAACCCATACCAAAATCAGAAAATGTGGATATGACGTTTGTAATAAAAATAGATGTATAATGCCTAACTCGACAATAACATTTAGAGCAAATAAAGGAGAAGCACTAACTTATTCAGAAATGGATAAGAACTTTGGTTCTTTTTTCTATTCAAGTTCTTTATCTGGTAATGGACAAAACCTAGTACTACATTATACTAGCAGTCAAAACGTACCAATTAACTCCGGTTCTATTTCTTACAGTTTAATAGAAGGATTACAAAATGCAGGATCTGATTTGAGAGTAGCATTATTTAGTGGGTCTTCCACAGTAGAAACAAGACCAGGTTTTATTTGCGACACAAGTGGTAGTGTAGGAGTTAGAGTGAATGAAAACACTGCACCTTTATCTTATGCATTAGATGTATCGGGAAGTATTAGAGCAACCGGTACCGTATTACAATCATCTGACGAAAGATTAAAAGAAAATATATATCCAATTGACAATGCAGTTGATAGAGTGAGTGCCATAGATGGTGTGTACTTTAATTGGAACGATAAGAAAGAAAGAAATGTTGGTGTTCTAGCTCAACAAGTACAAAAAGTATTACCGGAAGTTGTTTCTGAAGATAATAATGGCTATCTTAATGTAGACTACGGCGGTATTGTACCTTTATTATTAGAAGCTATAAAAGAGTTGGAATCACGAGTTAAAGAATTAGAAAACAGATAAGATGGCTATTACGTTTAGAGGTACAAAAGGATCGCCACTAACTCATACCGAGTTAGATCAGAATTTTAGAGAATTCTATTATAGTTCTTCTTACATAGGAGGTACAGAAAGACCTTTTGGTATACAACTACATAGAAGCAAGTCATTAGATGCTGATGAAATTCTATATTTTCCACAGGCTGTAGGTAATAATTATTGGATACAGATTAAGTCTGGTTCAAGTAATATATCATCATCTCACCTTACTGGTTCTAGTAATTTTCAATACGATTACGATAGCAATCATTTATCAATTTCAGGTTCAGGTCAACTTTCTGGAGACCTTGTAGTACTAGGTACAGTAACCGCTCAAGAATTTAAATCAGAATTAGTTAGTTCATCTATTATATTTGAATCTGGATCAAGTTTATTTGGTAACTCAGATGATGACATACATACATTTACCGGGAGTGTAAGAGTTTCAAACGGATTAACAGGTTCGTTACTGTCTACTAACGGAGTATTATCTGGTTCAATTCAAATTGCCAGTGAAATTTCAGGTTCATCTACTGCATTAAGTGCATCACTTGCAGTTGACATAGCAACAAATGCAGCCGCTTCAGCCTCTCTTGCAAGTAGAATCACTACTAATTCGTCTTCTATAGCTACTAATGTTAACGATATTGCATCATTAACAGCAGCTACTAGTTCATACCTGTTAAACACAACCGATACTCTAAACGGAAACTTAACAGTCACCGGTACTATCACTGCACAAGAGTTTAACACAGAGTATATCTCATCGTCTGTTATTTATGAATCTGGGTCTACAAAGTTTGGCGATAGTGCAGACGATACTCATACCTTTACCGGTTCTGTTGACATATTGGGACGATTAGGTATTACAGGATTCACAGATGTATCAGCATCCTTAGCAGCAGCAGTAGGATCTTCTGGTATACAAAATGTAGTAGAAGATATAACACCGCAGTTAGGAGGAGATCTAGATTTAAATACCAACAGTATTAGTGGATCAGGTACAATAAATATAGGAGGAGGAATTACTTCTTCTGGACTACTGACAGTAACAGGGACAGGAACTTCCCAGTTTAGTAGCCATCTTCAAGCGCACTGTCTAGGTATAGGCACAGCACCTTCAGGAACTACAGGAGAAATTAGAGCAGCAGGAGATATCACAGCTTACTACTCGTCGGATAAAAGACTTAAGGATAACATTACTCCTATAAGTGATGCAATAAACAAATTAAACCAGATTGGAGGATATGAATTTGACTGGAATAGCGATTCTAGCCACAGCGGTCACGATGTTGGTGTTATCGCTCAAGAAATCGAAAAAGTGCTGCCAGAAGTAGTAACTACTCGAGATAACGGCTACATGGCCGTACGTTATGAGAAAATTGTCGCGTTATTGATTCAAGCTGTTAAAGAACAGCAGTTACAAATCGATGAGCTGAAGTCAAAGCTCTAGCGACCAAAACCAAAATATATGGATATGACTAACCCTACCTGGACTTACCAGGGTAGGATCTTCAACGATATTTCAGATTTCCCAAAAGATACTTATGGATTCATCTATGAGGTGTACCATAAACCTACCGGCCAAAAGTACATTGGCAAAAAAGTCCTATTCTTTGAACGAAATAAAAGACTCGGAAAACGTGCCTTAGAAGCTTTAAGAGAAGAAAGAAAAGCTGCAGGTATCGGAGGAAGAGTTCCTTTAAAACAAAAAATAGTAACTGAATCAGATTGGAAAGATTATTATGGTTCACACCTCACTATAATTCAATTAGTGAAAGAATCAAATAACTTAAGAGAAGATTTTGAAAGAAAGATATTAGACTTTGTACCTAATAAGAAGCTTCTAACGTATTATGAGTGTAAACACCTATTTATAAATGACGTCCTAGAAACATATAGTCATCAATACATAAACGACAATATTTTAGGAAAGTTTTATAGAAAAGATTTTAATCATGATTAAACTAAAAGACGTAATAGGATATCCTTCTCTACAATACCATTTAGATAATGGACTCACTTTATCTGAGCATGTCTACCGTTATAGCTCTGATGCCTTTATACAATTATTTAAAGAAGCAAGAGAAGCTCATAGAAACGGGGATATAGACCTTAATGAAGAGGATATTGAACTTTTAGAAACAACTGATATCGGAGAATATGGAGATTATAATGGAATGAGAGTTCCTTTAGATCTTCCAATGGTATC